CATAGAAGTAAACTTACCTGTAGCTTTGTTAATTTTTCCTGCGTCTACCATTTTTGCTTTGTCAGAAAATTTCATTCCCTTCATAGTAGTAGAACCAACGCTTGTAGCTTTACCGGCTAAAGGAATTCTTGTAACTGATTTACCACCTCTTGAAATATAATTTTTAGGGCCCTTAGCTGTAGTTTTTACTAAATCAGAATAAGGGTTTTTAGATTTCATTAAATTTTTATGTAAGCTTTTTGAATTTATATTAGATGCACTTGAAGATACTTTTGGAAAGACACCGATGGTTTTCATAAATTTTTTAGCATCAATTGATTTACCAACTCTAGCTTTCATAACTTTACCTGGTTTAACAGATTCATCTTGAAGACCCATGTCTCCGCCTTTAGATCTGCCTAAAATTTCTTTCATCTTTTTTTTATTAAACATAGCAGCAGCCATTCCTAAAGGCATTGGCTTACCTTCATCTTTCATTTTTTTACCTAAAGCTAATACACCTAACGCAGCTTTCATTACTTTACCTGGTTTAACTTTTTCATCTTGAAGACCCATGCCTCTGCCTTTTGCTTTCTCTGCTTTTAGAACAGCAAAATCTTTTGCGTCAATTTTATTTGGTGGTGGAGCTTTGGCTGCAATTTTTGCTTGACCACCGGTAAGCATTTGTTTAGCTTCAACTGCTCTAATCTCTTTTAAATTTTGTCTATCTTCATCATCAGATGCTTTTCTTGCATCGAATGGGTTTTTATAAACTTTTCTTCTATACTTATCTTTTTTATTATCTTTTACACTAAGATCTTCTCTATCATATGGTCTTGCTTTAGTTTTTTGCATTTTAATCCCTTAATAATATTTATAATCCTTTTCTAATTTCATTGGAGGATCATCCCAATCATCCGAGTATGTTGAAATAAATCCACCTTGTCGATATCTTAACACAGCTTGTGTCATGCTGTCTACATAGTCATCATACTGTCCGTTAGGAAATGCTGCACATTCCTCAATAACCTCATGTGCCCAGTGTTCATCGGGAGCAAATACCATACCAGACTCAAACACAGGTGCTACTGAGTTAATTCTAGTGTGTTTATCTCTACCCCTTGCTGGAACATAATCGATTACGGGTATACCCGCTCTACGCAATTCCTGGATTAGGGGTTGACCAGAAGCTTTAGCTTCAACAATTACAGTCTCAGGTTCCCAATAGTGATATTGTTCTAAGGCTAAATTTTTTAAATCAGGAAAATCATAACGTCCCTTTTGTGCATCTAATAACATAATACATTTTTCATAACCTTCTACAGGTTCAAAGATTCCCCAAGTTGTAATCGCTGAATAGTCTGCAGTTTCTTTTTTTGAAAACGCAGTATCATAACTTTGTATGACATGTAATAATTTTGGTAAATGTTCTTTATCCCAGACTTGCCACCAATCTCTTTTAATGATTGCACCTTCTTCTGAAGTTGGATCTTGCATGTATTGGGCATTCCAATTTTTTACAGAAATAGATGCTTTGACAGAGTCAAGATCTTCTTTGTTCCAATACTCAGGCCATACTGGTTTATCGTTTGGAAGTATTGCAGGAAACTCAATTAGGTTCCACTTGTCCGCTTTCGGTTCTTTTTGTGCCTTGAGTAATCGTCCAGTCAAATCGTCTACCGCCCAACGGGTCATGACTACACAAATACGGCCACCGGGTTGTAAACGTTGTCGTGGCCCTGATGTATACCATTCATAAGCACGTTCCATTGCTGAGTCTGACATAGAGTCTTGCTCAGTGTGTGGGTCATCGATAATAAGTAAGTCCGCCCCTCGTCCTGTGATAGAACCGCCAACACCCGCTGCAAAATATTCCCCACCATGATTGGTCTCCCATCGGCCTTTTGCCTTACTATCTTCTCGGAGTGTAACATTTCCGAAAATCATTTTATACTCCTTAGTGTTCATTAAGTTTCGAACCTTGCTACCGAACCTAGATGATAATTCTGCGTTGTGTGAAACTTGCATAATTTTCATCTTAGGAAACTTCCCTATCATCCAAGCAGGAAATAAGTAAGAAGCAAATTCTGATTTAGTATGTCTAGGAGGCATATTTATAATGAGCCTCTTTTCTTTGTTAGCAGCTATATCCTCAAAAGCATGTGCAATAATTTGGTGGTGTCCATATTTTTTTGGATTATCTGTTTTTCTATAAATAAAATCTTCCCAAACAGTTTGGGCAAATACTAAAAAATTATCTTGAACTAATTTAATCCATTCTAATTGTTTTTTAAAAATTATATTTTTTAATTCTTCATCTGATAATCGATCTATATCCATAATTTTATATACCCCCGGGGGCTAGGGACTCCAAAAAAAACAAAGACCCCCTTTGCAGTAATACATTCATACCGTTTGCATAGCTAGTATATTTATTTATCAAGCTTTATAAACCCCGTTGCCCACAAAATCTAGGGGTATAAACGCAATTAAAATACAAGATCTTGTGGTTTTCTGTTTAGAAACTCGTAGGAGCCTTCTATACGCTGGTGATTTACAGGTTATAGGTGAGGTTATTTAAGGAAGGTCGTAGCCCATAAGGGCTACGACTTATGCGTGATTACTGTTGTAGTTGCTGTATTAGACTACTAAACTTATCTAATATCTTTTGTTTAAACTCATCAACTACTTCATTACCTTGATTTTCTAATATGTGTTTCTCTACTTCGCCTTGTAATAGTTGAAACATTATTTCATAGTTGAGTTGTTTCTTGCCATTGACCTCAATGTGCATATCGGACATTGCAGTCGGTTGATTATCATTAACACGTTCTGCTAATGTTTTAGCAATAGTGATTAGACTATTTGTCATTGTTCTCTCCTATCGCTTTATATTCACAATACTCCATCTCGGTTGTGAATTGATTGTATAAATCATTATGAGCAATCTTAAAGTTTGCTGTTTCAAACTTTCGTCTCTTACGATTTATTTTCTGCAAACCAAAGCTATTGCCATTCTCATCTTGAACAATAATTAGGTTTTGTTTTGTTCTGTCAAAGCAATCAACTATGTTTTGTTTCATAGTGTCTAACTCTTTAGCAAGTCTGTTAGACTTTAGCTTTAATTGAACGTATGCAAGAATTACTTTTTTCTCATCTTGCTTTAGTTTTCTTATTGCATTTGTCATTTATTACTCCTTTTTTTAGTTTTGACTTGAACAACTTATCAAATCCCATGAGTAATACAACAATTAAATTGCCTACTAACATATTTATTTTACTTGCTAATTATAATCATTCTAAAGTGTTTAAATGTCTATCAACTGTTTCTGCAACCTCGTTGGGAAGTACCACCAAGTTCTCGGTTGTGCCGTCCTCGTATTCAATATTAATTGACCACGAGATTATTTTTTTACGAGGCGAGGGCGAGGCTTTAGCCTCGCCAATCATGTTAGATAAATCTAACATATCTGAAAGCCACCACACTCGTTAAGAAATCTTATAAACCTCTTAACATTGTCTTCGCTAAATGGGTAGCTATCGTCCCAAGTTCTAGTCTTGTAAAGTGCGTCCCACTTTACTTTCACGTCAGCAGGGTAGTCAATCGGTGCAGTGTCGTTATCTATTCCTGCGTCTGCCACGAGCTTATCCATTTCATCTTGAACTTTCTTATTCCATTGTTCCGACACACGAGCTCTATCTTTATTTTCTTTTTCTCTCTGCAAACATTCGCCACTTGATACTGCTAAATGCAATTCATCACGTATCTCTAGTGCCTCTTGTTCACTCCATTCCATACCACTGTTGTCCTGCAATGCGTCTGCGTGTTGTTCAGTGAACCATTCTTTGTTATTTATCTTATCGTGTATTAACGAGGCGAGTGGTCTCCACCACCACACATTTGCTCGGTAATATATTCCTGCATTTATTTCTTCGTACTTTTCCTTTTGTTCAAAGTAATCCTCTATCTCTTTCTTCGTTGGTTGAGGTTGTTTATTCGTGAACATATTAGTTGGTCTTTTAGGTTCTTCCCCAATTATTTTTGGTTTTAAGCCATACACGTCCATTCCCATATCTTTCTCCTTTGTTTTTGTTTAAGGGTGTTCCGACAAACAGTTCAGCGAACACCCAACTTAATGTCTTATCAACTCCCATTACATAGTGCAACAATTATCTTTTAGAATTATTCTAAAGTAGAAACCCACATCTCTTATTACCACCAGCAGTGCCGTAGCTCTGTTTCTTTCCAGCAGGGCACGCACCAGCTTCTAAGGACACGAGACGACATCAAATGATTCCTGCTAACGAGAGGACAGCCAGTCCTGTTACCACCAGCGTCCCTGATGGCCACATCAGTAAAGCAAATACCCACGCACCGACTATGAGCGACACGAGCTTCCTTTCTCCTGGACCAGCTCCTGGGCAGTCACCTCAAGGGCCCACCAGACCAAATCATTCGCGAGCTGGCGTAACGAGCCCGGATCTTTCGAGGTATGACTGAGCATGTCTCCAGTGTTCAGGCCCGCGTCATCAGCGTGATCCCGTAGCAGCTGCCAGATCTCACCTTCATGTTGATCATGAAAGGCTTCAGTCTCTGAGTAATAAGTGACACCGGAAACGCCACCGCTACATCCGTGTTTTGCAATGTCCTCTATGAGGCCGATGTCCTGTGCTTGGTATTCTTTTAGACATTCCTTCAGGGATGGCATCATCCACCAACTTTTCATTTCTTGTGCTTCGATCATATGTATCTCCTTTTATGTTTGTGGTATACATAAGACCAGATGGGATAACTGTCAAGCTTTTATTTTTTTTAATTTCTCTTCTATCTGTAGCAGCAGGTCAGCTGAGTCTGCACGAAGTGTAGCCTCTTTCTTTTCGTAATCACTTTTGGGTTCTTCGACATTGTCTACGAGCCAATCCGTAATGAATTGTAACAGCGTGGTGAGCTGAAGGTTCTGCTTCTGCAGCCCCCGTAGTCTAGTTTCGTAGGTACGAGCTTTGTTCTGATCCTGAACGAGACGTATAGCTTCATTTATTTCAGTCATTGTTTCTCCTTTTCCCAACAATACGACATCGTGGGATATCTGTCAAGCCTCAAATTCACACAGGTCGTGCCTGACGTCCCCTGCTGGTACTAACTAAAAGGGAAAAAAGAACCAGCAACGAGAACGAGAACGAGAGCTTGCCTCTGATCCAGCACGGCTGGTGCTGCAGGGGGCTCTTTCCGGTGTTCATTGTAAACGAGAAACGAGGAATTGCAACGAGAAACGACACGAGCTTCACTTCGATCCCTGCTGGGAAGGTGCCAAGAGCTCTGCCTGGATAGCGGGCCATTGTCCTGTAAGCGAGAAACGAGAACGAGGCTTCAGTAAACGAGGATCCGTGAAAACGGACACTGGTTCATACAGTTTAAGGACTCCCTCCGAGAGGGCCTCAACCAAGATAAATACTTTTCCACCCGCCTTGATATATTTATTGATCCAAACAATTTGCCACTTATTAAGCTTAGGATAACTGACATAATCTGATTTTAATTCTATCCAAAATACACTGTTGTTAGATACTGCGTGTACATCAGGAATACCATTGATTGTGCTAGATTCTATGCGAGTAAAAAAGATTTCTGGGCAACCTTTTTTTAGTTTTTGCCACAACAAACTCTCACGATTTTTAGCTGCCATATCAAGTCAAGACTATGTTAATATTTGTTCTAAATGGCATATCTGTTTGAGTCACAGGTCTATGCTTTACAGTGCCATCAAATAAGATCAAACTGTTCTCAACTGACTCTACCCGTTCACCAGCAGGTGAGTATTCTAAATACCCATTACAAGTATTTAATTGATAGATTGCAACGAGATGAGAGTAGTCTTCATCAATGTGATAATCAAACTTAATTGGTTCCTTATCTCTGTAATAGTTATTAATCCAAATTCTTTTGTATGTATTAAAATTTAATTTACCCAACAAAGGCATCATAATTTCATGAAAAAATGGTGAATAGAATCTTTGTGGATGTTCAGTAAATAAATAATGCTGTTGTTTCCAAACCTGACTTGCTTCTATCTTGTCATCATTAACAATTTTATTATCATTACCAAGCTTCATCGTGCCACCAAGCTCAACGCATTCATTAAACCAAGGGAAGTCTCGGTGGTATACCATTGTACATATACGCTTATGATCTTCTTTGCTTAGAAAGTTTTTATATAACTTCATAGTTTAGTTATCTTTACAATAACTGTATTAGGAATGATAGTAGTATTTCCTATAGATTCTATCTCACCCTTATCATCTGTGGAACAGTCTGCAAACAGTCTAGTAATACCTTTAGACTGACTAAATAAATGTCCTTTAGAAGTACAAGTAGCTAGTCTAGCTTTTTTGAGATCTTCAATGGTTAACCAACTCGCATCACTCACGATGTCCAACCAGTCCACAGCCACCATAGGAAATTTATCTTTCCAATGTTTGGCCCGTTTTTTAATTACTATTTTTTTATTCATCTACTACTCTTTCTCCTTTCCTAACTTCTTCAAGCCAGCTATCATGATTAATATAAGTTGAATTAAACTGTAAATCTACCTCTTCGTTTTTTTCCAAAAATAGCTGTTTTTTAATAAGCTCAGGTAAAGCTTCATAGTGTGCTTTGACCATATCTTGATCTAACAAACCAATTCCATACATTACGATTGCATAATGTTGATCTCTCCATAATGCATAATGGCCATCATCAAAATCATCCTTAGTTAATAATCTTCTCTTAGCTATTTCAAGTTTAGCAGCAAGACTATCTGGTATATCCATACTGGCCTTATCTCTCCAAAATTTAGTATCTGTTCTTTTGGTTCTATAGTGTAAAATTAAAAAGTCTCTAATGTTCTCAACCAACTTAGTAAATTGTTTATTGTATCTATCAATAACAACCTGATCATAATTAATTAAATTTGTAGCTAACATAAATGATTGTTGTACTGATGTTGCAATAGAAGAAGCTTCTAGTGGTTCAAAAAAACTACCAGTTAAACCAATAGCGAAACAATTACCTTTCCAGGTTTCTTCCAAATAACCAGCTGTAAATCTTATGGTCCTAATATTATCTTTAGCTGCAAGCTCAACATTATTTATTTCTTCCATAGCAGCATCTTCAGACAAATAATTAGAATCAAATATATATCCATTACCTTGTCTTTCTTGTAATGGTATTTTAAATTTCCAACCTGCTGAAAGTGCATGAGCTTCAGTCCATAAATCAGGTACTTCATCCTTATGTGTATGATATGTGATACCTGTATTTAATGTTAACCAAGGATCTACACCAACCCACTTACTATTTAATTTAGATATTAATAATTTTTTAAAACCTGTAGCATCAACCCAAAAATTAGAATGATATAATACTTTACCTTTTATAGAATGTATTCCATGCTCTCCTGGATGTACTTCTGTAATCTCATCATCAATAACTTTAACACCACGTTCTTCACTTTTCTTTTTTAAGAATGCATTTAGTTTAAATGTATCAAAATGAAATTGATTAACTGGTTTTCTAACTTCACATTTTAATTGTTTAGCTAAATGTTCTCTAGGGCCAAGATGTATACCAGGATAATTATTATAAAATTTATATAATAATTTAATTTTAGTATTGAAGTAATCTTTCATAATAGAATTATCTACTGAATGATTATAATCTTTATAACCCCAGTTTTTAAAATAAATAGATGTCTTGAATGTAACTCCACACTCTCTAATAATTTCATCTGCTGTAATACCAACGGTTTTAATAAAAGTATCCCAATGAGGTGTACTACCTTCTCCTACTCCAATAATACCAATCTTATCAGATTTAATTAAATTAATATTTAAATGAGGATATTTTGTTTTTAAAACTAATGCAGCTACATAACCTGCAGTACCACCACCAACAATACAAAGATCACTTTTCATCGACTTTTACATTAATTACGCCTAGTGATGTCATCAAGTGACTGTTGTGTCTTTTATTAAATATTTTAATAAACTCAGACCAACTAGCCCTGTTCAATCTCTTTTGTGTCTTCAATAACTTCGATGGTTTTTGCATTGTATCCATCGATTTTATTTGAAAGCTCTTTGAGTTTTTTTTCAAGCTCTTCACGTGACATACCCTCCAGACCAGTTACTTTTACTTCTCTTCTATCTACATACTGACCTGCTAATTGTCCAGATCTGTATTCAGCGTTAATAGCAGCAGCATATTGTTTATCAGCTTCTGCATTTAAAGCAATTCGTTCTAATCTTTTATATCGTCTTAGGTTATCACCTTCATACTTCGCACATTCTTCCTTATAAATTTTATCTAAATATTTAACAACGTGAGGGTTCAATTTTCTGTTTGTTAATCTACTAGCAATAACTGAATAATCATTCGAATTCTTACATTCATATCCTGCTTCTTTTAAGGCATCAGCTTTTGTGATATTGCCCCAATTTTTAACATAAATATCCACAAACTTCTTTTGCTTTAGAGTCAAGTCATCTTCTGTTCTCAGTTCTTTCTTTTTCAATCCTGGCATATTTTCTACTATATAGATATTTCAGACCTCTGTACACTATTTGAAAAAGTAAAAATTTACTGCTCCACAAGACACATATAGTCTTAATGTGTCCCTCAGGGACACCACAGGGACACCACAGGGACACCATAGAATCGTCTATAAATGTTGATATTAGCGAATAATAGTCTTCAGGGACACCAGGGACACCACTTTAGGGTTCCAAGCAAATTATTTTATTGAAAGGGTAGAGATATCTATATAGGGGAATTTCCGGTATCCGTTGTAACGTATGGTGTTTTACTTGAAGACTTTCACGTTATACGGTACAATAGTCATGTGTCCCAAGTGAGTTTTTAACATTATAGCTCTTACGATCATTTTAGCTTTCTTTTTTATCATTTGGGACATTTATTAAATCAATTTTTTTCTTAATCTCTCTTCTCTCTTCCTTATTATTAGCTGCACGATATTGAACATATCTAGCTCTGTACTCCATCCATAACTTCTCGTTCCTGTTGTATTGAATTTTTTCTTCCTTAATCAATCTCTTAAATACACCCATTACATACTCAGGGTCAAAATCTGCGTTCCAACAAATTTCCTTAAACTCATCACTATTTTTTACAAACCAATTAATCGAATCCTGCTTATTATAAGCATCAATTTTAGAATAAGTAAAAGAAGTACAATCCTCAAAGGCTTGCATAATAATAGCCTGGAAGAGCTTATGCTCAGGCTTAGTGGTACATGTCACAGTTGAAGCCATGTCAGTGCCCAAAATTTTTAACAAGTTCGGTGAGTAATTCACGATATTGTCTTTGCTCCTTTTTGCTGGAGTCGAAAGTCATTACCTCAGTATAATCGTCAAATATACCATCGATGAATCGCATCTTACTTACACCGTCTAGCATATTCGCAACCTTATAATGATAGTCTTTAAAATCTATGTAAGTTTCATCATCCATAATGATCGCAACCGCAGGATGGGAAAAGATATCGATATGGAAGTTTCCTACGGTCACGCATCATTTTTAACAACCAGTCTTAAGCCTTTCGCCTTAGCTGCAGCTTTACGACCTGATCGCCAACACCCCTCGATTTTATCAAGGAATGAAAGATTGAAATTTCCTAAACCAAAATCATTTCCACAATATAATTGAAACATCAAGGAAGTTATCTCGTCATAAGTTCTCTTATTCGGACATATCATAACCAAACGTTGTAGCGTTTTAGTTAAAGCTTCTTCACTTGATTTTTTCATAGCTTCTGCCAACTTTGTTCTCCATAATTAAATTAAAAGAAAAAATTGTTCGTTGTTATTGTGAAAATAAAGTGTTTTGAAAGCCCCACTTTTTCATTTAGGCTTAGGAATACGTTATTAACTATTAAGTGATTTAAATTTTAATTGCAAGTAAAAAAAAGGGCTAGTCTCCCAGCCCTTTTCCAACCTCAGATTAAAGGTTAACCATCCAATCTGCAGGTTTATTTACCACTCCCGTTAAGCAATTTCTTGCCCTGTGATAGTAAATTCTCTCTCATTGATTCGGGTGATTTGCCTTGTTTTTTAGCGATTTTTTTAACTTCTTCATCTACTAATTTGGCAATCATATTACCCGGTCTTCTAAAGCCTTCTTTACCCATGGCCCTAATTATACAGTATGAATCTATATCCACTGCACAGGATTTCCATTTGTTAATGTTCATAACTTACGCTGCCTCTCTCTTGTCAAAGTCTCGATCTAATGCAAACTTAAGAAAATCAACTTTTTTATCTCTAGTCAATCCACCATTGTACACTCTATCGAATTGTTCAATGTAATCAGAGCTGTTAGTTACTGCAGCTAATTTACCACCTTTAGATTTCATTGCAGACTTTAATCTATCAAATGAAAACTTTGGATGTTTGCACATAATTAAATATGCTCTAATCAATTGTCGTTTTAGTTTTTTACCATTCGGATCGATTTGTTTTGCAATGTAAGTTATTTCTTTTGCAATTTGATCAAACCTGCTTAGTCTACCTGCAGCAATTGAGAAGTCCCCCAATTTAAACTCTTCAGTTTGCAATCTACAAACTGTTGCTCTACCATTAAGTAGGGCTAGTGTTTCAGCTACTGGCATTCCGTATTGTGTCATTTTAGAAGCACAGATCTTATAATCTTGTTTGCCTCTTGTACAGTGGAAGTTTAAAAAATTGTTTAAGTTCCAATTCTTTTTTCCAGTGTTAGCCCTAGCTGTATCTAAAGCATCATCAGAATCACCAATTACATAGTAAATATCCAAGCCTAATTGTTTTCTAGCCTGGGCTGTATGTTGACCATCTACGATCTCCATTTTTTTATTTACAATAACAGGAGTTTTAAGATCTCTCTCAGCGATTAATCTTTTGATTCTATCTACATGTGTAGAATCAACTTCTCTATTACCTTTTGATTTTTTAAATATTCCATAATCTTTTGTTACAAAATATTTACCTTTTACTTCTTTAGTCATCATTTTCTCCTTTTTTAGTATATGATTGTATAGAGCAATGCCCCAACTAACATTATAAAAATCTTAGGTGGTATTACTAATATTGCACACAAAAGTACAAACTTAAAAAATTGATTTATCATCATTATCTTGTTTCCCCTTTATGTGGCAATGTATTAAATCCATCGCGACTTGCTCATTAATCGGATAGATAGGATGCATGTCGAAATTCATAGAACACTGCTGCAACCTACGCATTTGTTCTTGAAAGTGGTCTTCACTATATTCCATAGGTTGACCATCTATTGTTGTTATCTGAGTTGTACTCAGAATTTCATCAACTTCTTTTATCCAGTTAACAAAAGTGTCGCTACTAGATTTCAATTTTATGTTGATCATGATATTCTCCTTTTTATAAACATGTTTACAATATAAATATTTTAATGTAAATTGCAAGGATTAAATAAGATAGGATAATATAGGAAAATGAAGTTTATTTTAGTATTACATTTGTGCAGTATGATCACAGGTAAATGCGTGGAACCTTTTATACCTGGATATCAGTTTAAAACTCATTACGATTGTGCAATTGCAGGTTATGCTTTATCTCAAAAAAGCTTAAAAGAGCTAGCAAATGATGAAAATTATGGTCTAGATACAATAAACAGGGATAAATTAGCTATAAGATTTGAGTGTCGAGAGCTTGACAATGCTTAGTCTTGCAATAACTACCAATTTTGATATATAATACCCATGAAGCTATATCGCGTCCAAGCAAACTACAAAAATATATATATTGATGAGATGCTTGAGGCTGAGAACGATAAGGCCGCTCTTGAGACGTTTTCAAAGAAGGTTGACTCAGGAGATGTAACAGAACATGAAGGTGCTGGTTTTCATATTCCTAACCATTTGTTCATAACCTTCGAGGAGGTTGACCGAGATGCAACTACAAAAGTTAATATCGGAAAAACTTCAGCTGGAATCCAAGTGGGCATCACAGGCATTGCAGCAGGGTCGGGTAACACCTGATATGAAGTGGATCGATATAAAGATCAAAGGTCTTAAAACTAAGATTAATGATCAAAGTGTTGAAGACGCTAAAAGTGGTCTTTACGATATAGCTAGTTAAATAAAACTAGCACATTTACTTTTTTCTATATAAAGTGTAGGGCATCTATGTCTCAAAAAAAAGTCAAAGGTGTTAAAATGTTTTTATCTATCAAAGAAGTAAAAATTCTTGAACAATTACTTGCATCTAAAGCTATGATGTTGGGCAGTTTTAATAAATTAAAAAAGAGTGAAAGAGATTTGTGGCATACCTTAGATGACATATGTCAGGATTTAAAAATTAATAATTATAAATTTGAAAAGAAAATAGATAGAAGTTTAAACTAATGGTTAAAACAATTGTTATAAATAATTACAAAAAATATTGGATTACTGATACCAAGAATGGTCATTTAATAACTATTTGTCATGGGCTAGAAGATAAAGTTTTAAAGTTAAAATTAAATTGGAAAAATAGACATCGAAGTTATGCAGGAAGAGTCAGTAATAAAAGATAACTGGATTTATAATGTACCTAAACACATAGTACATAAACCAATTCTCATTGATAAAATGAGATTGATACCACAAAATAAAATAGATCAAATTTCACACACTGATTATAATTTACCTGCGGGTATGGTTATTGAGTGGAGAGAATATTTTTTAAAAAATATTTATCATGAATTTAAATTAGACTTTGAAGATAAGATTAAAAGTAAAATTGGTTTACACAATGCCTGGTTCCAATGGTATGAAAAAAATGATTTTCATGTATGGCATATTCATGGAGGCGTTCACTTTACAAATATTTATTATTTATCTATGCCAAACAAAGAAGTTAAAACAACTGTTAAACATATTGAGCAGCTAAAATCTTTTGATGTAATGGAAGGACAGATCTTAACTATACCCTCTTATTGGTGGCACAAGTCTCCAGTAAATTTGTTTGATGATCCTAAAATTATTATCTCTTTTAATACTTCAATTAAAATGAACGATTAGTATTTATTCTTTTGCCTCACCCCAAGAAGCTCCAAGTGCAATATCTACTTTAGAAGGAACCTTAAGATTTTCGACTGCGTTTTCCATTATCGATTTAACATGTTTAATATCTTCTTCCTTATCAATAGAAAAACATAATTCATCATGTATTTGTAATAAAGGTTTATATCCTGCTTTGTAGCATTGAATCATAGCCATTTTAGTTTGATCAGCTGCTGACCCCTGAATTAATCTGTTTAAAGCTTTATATGTAAATGCCCTACGTATGTTATTTCCATAATGAGCCTTAGCAGCCTCGTAGTCCATCGCCTTATTCATTCCGAAGGTAGAGGGCTCCCACATGTTAAAACGGCATTTACGGCCCTTTATAGTCCGAATAAAGCCATATTTAGAAGCACTGTTAGACACTTCTGCGGCTAATTTCTTAACAAATGGTACTCTACTGTTATATGTTTGCAGCAATCTATCTGCAGCATCTTTATCAATACCTAATTCTGTGGCTAATTTGTTTTTACCCATACCATAGAAAAGACCCAAATTGATCGTCTTAGCATGAGTTCTAGATATACCTGCCATATCAGCAACTATTTGGTGAAAGTCTGCTGACTCATTTTGGTAGGCTTCTATAAATTCATCAGCACCATCAAATCCTGCGTCTATAGATGCAGCGTAGTGAGCTACTAATCTTGGTTCTTGTTGTGAGTAGTCAAAGCTACCCCATTGTCTACCCTCTTCAGGTAAAAATAAACTTCTAATTTTATCACCCATTTCTTTGTTACGGGCTGGTATCTGCTGTAAGTTTGGATTAGAATAAGATAATCGTCCAGATACAGTCCCACCCTGATCTGATCTTAATTGATTTATCTCTGCATGGATTCTGCCTTTGTGCGTATATCTTAATACGGAGTCTATGAATGTTGAATGAAATTTATTTATTTCTCTTGCTTGTCTTATTAGTTGTGCTATCGGGTTATTACAGTTTACTAACCAGTTTTGTGTAAAGCTTGGTTCTCCGGTTTTCTGTGTCCGTGGGTACTCCACACCTATTCTATCAAACACCTGAGCTACACTTCGTGCAGCCCAAATGTCTACACTGTGAGTTGTCTCTTGTTTTATTTTATCTAATACTTCAAATTCTTTTTTCTTAAATTCTTTTTTTAGTAAGTGAGCTTTTTCTTCATCAACTCTAATACCTCTACGTCTAGTATCAATAAGTATAGGCAGGAGCTCCATTTCCATTTCCCACACATCACTTAAATTTTGTTTTACAATTTCACCTTTTAATCTTTCCCATAGTCTCAAAGTTAAACCTGCATCTTGTTCAGCGTAATGACCAACATAACCCGCAGGTAATCTCCACATGTCAGCCTTGGGATCTATGCCCCACTCTTTAGCTTTTTCAGTTAAGAATGTTTCATTTTTAACTTCACCTAAATAATCTTTAGCACATGCATTTAAACTAAAACTAAATCTATTTTCATTTATTATTGCTGCAGCTATCATAGTATCTACAATCTTACCTTTAATCTCGAAACCATTTACTAACAACCAACCGACATCGTAACTTGCATTATGAAATATTTTAGTAGCAGGAGTTTTAAGAATATCCTGCATCCATGCAGTTGTTATAGCTAAATCCATATTACCACCTGCATCATGTTGAATTGGAAAGTACCATTGTTGGCCCAGTGCAGCTACTGCAAAACCAACTATGCCACCATCAAAGGTAGCCCATCCAGCTCCTTTAGTTTTTATATTTGGATCTTTAGTTTCTAAGTCTATTGCAATTTCTGTGGCTTTAGACAAATCAGGGTATTCAGCAGGACATATCCAATCTGAATCATTATAAATAAAATTTAATTGATGGGTCATTTATTATTATTACTTATAACTTTTATTAATTGATTTGCAAAAGATTTTTTTACACTGCATAAATATTTCCTGACATAGTAATTCTTGGTAAGTCAGAAGTATAAAATGGATATACAGAGTGTTTTAAAAAAGCTGGAAATATAAAACCTTTTCCTTCGTAAGTCTTGTCGACAGGTATGTTATGTTCAGTAATACCTCCTCGACTTGCTTGGTCTAAATGTATGAATTGTAAAAATCCTGATAGAGGTGAATTACTATTTCTTGACTTAGGATTATTCATTTCATCTTGGATTAAAAAAGGTATTTGTATAAATAATATAAAACTAAATATACCTGAGTGTGAATGAGCAGGATTAAATTCATGTTTGTGCATATGATTTACCCAAAAATCTTGTTGTTTAAGTTTTAAATGTTTTGTTATTTTAACTGTTTTTAAATGATTACTTGAATTTGTTTTAGGATCCTTAATTATATTCATTAAGGTGGGTTCAATCAAAGGTATATATTTAGTCAAATCATATTCTTTTTCTATGTTTCCTGCTAAATCTACGTTTTTGTTAGAACTAGTATCATTTGCGATACTTTTTAAACTTTGAAATACTTCAGGTGGTATATCAAAAAAATCAAGCACGTTCGTTATTCCATTTAATTAATAGCAGCAATATTAACCCAAATATTATAAATATAAATCCTAGAGATATACATAATTGCATCACGAATAATCTCTTTCTAATATCATTTCTAAATAGTGTATGGCCTTTTGGATATCTTTTTCTTTGCCTTTTGACTGATGCCTACAAATGTACTTAATTGCATTGCCCTCAGCAAATAAAAGTTTATTTTCATTAATAAATTCTGCGGGCTGAATCTTCATTTTAGAGTAGTGATTCCCGCCTACCTGCTTTTCTAAAGAATCATAAGTAGCTCCCTTGAACATATCTTTATGTGTCATTAATACCCCCATCCTACGAATGAAATTCGTTCACCTTTTAAACAATTAGTTACTCTGTGTGGAAACATAAAATTAGATGGAAATATAATAACATCACCCTTACTCATAGCTACTCTCTTGTCTCTACATATAAATTCTGATCCTTCAAAGTCATCATTTAAATTACCCACTATACTTAATATAGGAATTCCTTTTTCATTACCATCAAAAATTGAATGTATATGATCATGATGTTCTTTCATTAAACTGCCTGGAGCATATTTATTAAATCTAAGTCTTGTAATCTTAGTTATAAATTCGTTTTTTGTATTTTCAGTTTTGCCACAAAATGTTTTTTGATATTCTCTAATCAATTGATGTAAAAGAGGATGCAGCAACCCACACAAATCATCAGGCATATAAGAAATGACAACCCCTTCTGTATCTCTGTCATGAAATTCATTTCTATTATTATTATGCCATAAATGTTTTTCCCATTCTAATTCTTTTGACCTTTCTATTAGCATATCGCATATGCTAGATGGTATAATATTGCCTTTCATTATATACTTTTCAATCATAATCAAAGTCTCTTAGAATTTTTAAATTTTCTTGTGCTTGAGCTATTTCATTTATTAACTTATCGCATTCGTCAACGTGTTGTGGATGTTCACCAATAGCTACTGGTTTTTCAAAATATATTTTTATAGTAGCTTCGGCTTTAGATATTTGTGCATTATATTTATCTCCTAGTGCTTGTATTATTAATTTTCTAAACATAGTTTGCCTCGTAAAGTTTAAAGTATTTACCTAATGGAAAGTTATATTGATGATAGGTGCCTAATAAATGCAACGTACCTTTAGATCTTGTTGCACCTGTATACCAAACTCTAAGTTCTTTTACTTTATCCATTAAGTTTTTCTTCTCAAAATGAGAAGGATAATTACATTTACTTGCTAAAACTACATTATCAGCTTCTCCGCCTTTGACTTGGTGAATAGTATCTATAATTATCTTTGGTGGCAAGTTTAAATCTATACCCTCTTTCATTAATTTTTTAAAATACAACTTATCTTTTTCCTTAAATTTTCTTTTAAAAGCATCTTCCCAGCTGCTTTTTTGATCTCTCATACCACACCTCAAATGTAATTCGTCAAAATTAAACACCTGATTCGGATGAGCAAAGCTCCATTTTTTGCTGTCCGCTGACCGGTAGCCGTGATCTATGTTTAAAAGAAACTCATACATTACTGTTGCTTCTTCTCTTGTTATAGATCCACCTTGATTAATTTTATTCCAATACTCAATAGCTAAAAATTGATTAGTATCAAATGATCTATTACCTTTTACATCTTGATAATATAGTGAAAGATTTCTTGCTTCGTGCTGCAATTCTTTTTTTACATCGTTTATTCTAGCAAGTACCATCCAAGATCCTTCCATGTCCCAAGGTACTTTTTTTAATCCATTCCATCTATGAATAGATCCCTCTTTACCATTAGATATAAATTCTTTTTTTATTCTATTATCTCCCATAGAATTTAAAATACATTTAGAAAAGAAATGTACATTTTTATTAAGTCTTACAGATTTTTTTAATATAACTTTACGACCTGGAAAAGTTTGAAAGTGTTCTACATCTGCACCATTCCATTCATAAATAGCCTGGTCATCATCTCCAGCTAGATAAACTCTATGTACTTGTGCCGCTAACTTAACAACCAAGTCCCATTGTAAAGGTGTTAAATCCTGAGCTTCATCTACCATTAAGACTCTAAAAGGTATTGATAAACCATCATCAATAAATTTTTGTATCATATCAGTAAAATCTAATCTGTCCGGTGTCCGTTGTCCGTTTTCTAACTCCATAGTTTTAAATTCTTCATAACCTGCAATAATAGATTTGAATTGCTGCAACCTTACAGCTTTTCTTGGCTGCTGTTTGTACAGCCACACAGGATCTACTTTCATGTTTCTAGCTCTGTCATAAATTTGTAGCGACCAATTGTTATAAACTTTTTGCTCATCATGACCTTCTTTAAAATTTACTTTTACAGTTCCATATTGTGTATGAAACGTAATCATATCCACTTTAGGATCTAGTACAGGAATCTCTGCAAATTGTTGTCTTGCTAAACTATGTATGGTTCTAAAATATTTAAAGTCATCTTCATCATACTCTTTAAATTTTTTTCTTACACGACTTACACATTCGTCAACAGCTTTGTTAGTAAATGATATATAACATATTTCATCAGGTGAATAACCTTGTCGTAAGTATCTTTGTACTCGTTTTAAAAGGTTCTCAGTTTTACCTGTCCCTGGAGGGCCAAATATTTTAACTGTCTTCCCATGCAGCTTTTGCTTTAGTAAATTTGACATTTTTATTTTTGTGTTCCATTTGTTTTGGTAATGCTACAACCCAATGTCTGCTATCAATAGCTTGAAATTTCTTTTTAGGTTTAGCACCTCCCGATTCTAAAAATTTAGTACAATCTTTTTCTGACCAGTTATAACCCATTTTTTTAATAAATTGTCTAAATGTTTCTAATTTAAATCTCATCTCAGAATCATCCTTCCAAATATTACCGTTATCAATTTGGTCAAACTCAGTTGTATCTTCAACATCTTCCAAAAACCTAGACATTCTAGAATTAAATACATCGCCCATTTCTTCTGCTGCATCAAATCCTTCCATGTCTTGTTTGTTAGATATTAACTCTTCTAGCCAATCTCTGTAAGGGTCAGGGTCTCGTTTAGAAGGCTTTAAAGTACGCCAAACTATATCATAATTAAGCAATGCTTCCCCTAATAGCTGCTGTTGATATAATTGTTTAGTAGATAATCTAATTGATTTACCTTGAATAGGTAATATCCAATAAGGTTCAGGGTAAGAATTAACTTTTAAAAGTTTTCCTACTTCGGGTAACGCTTCATTAGTTCCAATCCCAAACTTACGCTTAACGCAAGTAGATGATACGCAGTGCATTCTAGCGATTGACGTTTTACATTTGTACGCATATTCTTTATTTTCTACACCTTTAAAAATATTTTGCAACTCTTTAGGATGTAAGTTTTCTGAACAAACTTTAGTCATCATATTTCTAGTCCAATCTTCATACATAACTGGATCAGGATTTATTTTTTTTGCTAATACTGCTACATTAAACATAGCATCATTCCTACCTTCACCTTTTTGTACTCTGTTTTTCATAAAGTTAATTACGCAAGGTGGGTAATCTTTAGTTTCATCATCTTGAAATATTTTTAATTTTTTAAAGTCTGCTGGTTTTAATCTGTAAGGTTTTACAAATTCAAATAAATTTTCTATTTTAATTCCGTTGCCATTGTCATCCATAGCAACACGAGTTGTCATATGTGCTTTTTGATATGGTAAGTTTACAAAATTACCTTTTCTTTTTTCATCCCATTTTTCAGGAGATAGATCTACTTCATCTTGAGCAGGATAAATATCTGTTGTTGTGTCGTTGATTCCTAAGTCTGAGGCTATCTCTATTAGTTTCTTACGCATTGCTGATGCAGCAACGACTCCATCAATAAATAATACTAAGTGTAATCCGTTGGATTTCGATCTGAACGGGATGAGTGGGTACTGTCTTTTCCGTATAACCGATATAACGTCCTTATGCTGTATATTATAACGATCAACATCGATGACCCCCCAAGAGCATGTATTATCATCTCTAATTGGAACGCTTCCATAGTATGCTTCTCCTTTTAAATGTTGTTTCCAATGATCTAACGTCATTGGTTTTGGTTCAACCCAATGTTTGAATTCATTTTTGCCGTTCGGTTTTTTACTTCCTATAGGCTGAGATGCACCAAAATATGTAGATGAGCCCTGGAAGAGTTGTACAAACTCTTCCAAGGTTTTGTCAAGTAGACTCATAGATTAGAAGGGTGTTTTTTCCTGTTGTTCTTCTTTTCCATGATTAACTTTTACTGATCCTTTTTTACAAGTCTCGTAAAAGCCGAATGCTGCTTCTAAAACAGTCTTATCAGCCACAGGGCCAATATGTTCTATTTCCCAGCCATACCATGATCCTAACTGATTTTTCTCTAAAACAGTTCGCATTTTATATTGCTGCGTGAATGGAGCAGGTTTAAAGAAACCTTTACCATCAGCTTTTTTCTGTCTTAAAGACATCATCATAGAGTTCCACTTCTTAGATTTTTTTCTTTGAGTGGATTTCATAGTAACCAATGCAGTTGATTGAGAACCATCTTCACATATTAAAATATAGTGAGAAGCTGTTTCTTCTACATAGTTGCCGCTTTCAAGTCTATCTTTACCATTATCATCTCTTGTTGTTTTAGACATGATGTCTGATGTTGCAGGATAAACATTTACTGGTGCTACTGCACCTTGGTCTCTGTCTTTCCATTCGATATACTCTAATTTATAATAACAAGGTATAACTGTAATACCATTTTGACCATTATAAAGTTGGTTCGTTACAGTATTATAAATCATACCTGGTCTAGCAGCTTCGATAAACTGACTATCACCTTGTGTTACTTGAGGAGATAATTGTCCTAGCACTTTTAAAAATGGTAATGCTACTGATTTAGCATCAACATTATCAAAGCCAGTATCAGCAAATTGTTCTAAATTTACTGCAGCTAAAGCTCCTCCTTTTTTAGCTATTACTTCAACGTCTTTCGTTGTTTTTTCACCGTTATTCATACTTATCCTTTGTTAGTTATTTTAGTTTTATTAGCGATATACACTCCAAACATATCGAAGGGTATTTCTTTACCTTGTTCAACTTGATCCTTAACAAATGCTTTAAGAGTCATCGGTTCAACTTTTTGTTTTTGATTATAGTTGAAACCAAACTTCTCACAAACACTTATAAGTTCAGACACTTGATTGTCTTGGCCTCTGCTAAACTGAGTAGTAATAGTATTCTTAATTAAATCTTCATGACCATTACCTCTCAACCAACTGAAGGCTTCTTCAATCCTAGACTCAGGAATCTTAGCTGCATAAAAAGGTTTTACTTCTACAGTAGAACCATCTTTAAGTTTAAGCAAAGACACACCTGCTTCTTGCATCATATCTGGAATAGTTCTCTCTTCTAAATCTCTTGCTTGAGATTTTAGTTTTGAGATTTCTTCTTCACGCTGTTCGATTTGGAGTTGGAGACCGCTAAGTTTTTGACACTGATCAGAAATAGATTTAATCTGATCCTGATCTATGTCGATTTTTGACATTTTTTCGATATCCATATTTATTCCTCCTGGAAACGCTTATAAATAAATTGTTGACCAATGCAAGAAGAAAGTTTATTAATTTGTTCGATGTGGAAATACCCGTACAAAACAAAACCCTATGAACATCAGAGGGAAGCACTTAAGATATCTGCACATAAATCTGAGTTTGCTTACTTTATGGAAATGGGCACAGGCAAAACTAAAGTTACTATTGATAACATTGCTTGGTTGTATTTACAAAATAAAATTGATTCGTGTTTAATTATTGCACCTAAATCAGTTTATACAGTATGGCAAACAGAAATAGAAACACATTTACCTGATGAAGTTGAATATTATATTTACAGATGGAATATAGATAAAAAAAATAAAGATAAAACTAAATTATTAAATATCTTTCTTATTAATGTAGAGGCTTTATCTACTAAGAGAGGTTTTGATGCTTGTGTTAATTACTTATCTAAAAGACCCCAAAATATGGTAGTGTTGGATGAATCCACAACCATAAAGAACCGAACAGCAAAAAGAACAAAAAACATATTAAAACTACGAACACTATCCGCCATAAGGCGTATACTAACAGGATCGCCAATAACAAAATCTCCATTGGATCTATATACACAATGTCAATTTTTAAATCCACAACTTTTAGGCTTTAGCAGCTACTTAACATTCAGAAACAGATATGCTGAAATGGGTGATATTCCAGTGGGTTCTGGTAGATATATTAGTATCCCAAAATATTACAAAAACTTACAAGAGCTAGAAAATAAACTAAAAGGCTTTTCTTCTAGGGTTCGTAAAGACCAATGTTTAGATCTAGAACCTAAAGTAAGGCAGAAAAGATATATTGAATTAGAAGGTGAGGCTAAAAGAATATATGAAAAGCTGCGAATCAATGCTCTAGCTATAGTTGAGGATAGCACTATTAGTTTTTCTAATAAACTTACTGAAATTATTAAACTGCATCAGGTTTGTAATGGGTTTACTAAAGATGATGATGGTAAAATACTTAACTTGCACAATCATAAACTACAAGCGTTGGAAGATATTCTTGAAGAAACAGATGGTAAAGTTATTATCTGGGCCAACTACATCCACAACCTAGAAGAAATTATACAGTTTCTTAAAAACAAATATGGTGAAGATTCTGTAGTAAGTATCTATGGTGCTACTTCAGTAGAAGATAGACAAGAAGCAATACGTAGAATTCAAAAAGATGACAAGACAAGATTCTTTGTGGGTAACCCTACAACTGGTGGCTTTGGTCTTACACTTACTGCTTGCAATACAGTTATTTACTATTCTAATAATTATAATTTAGAAGTGCGTATGCAATCAGAAGACCGTGCTCATAGAATGGGCCAAAAAGGAACTGTTGTTTATATTGATATTGTAGCACGTGGTACATTAGATGAGGCTATCATGAAGTCATTAACAAATAAAGGGAGAGTTGCTGCAAAAACATTAGGAGAAGAAGAATTAAAAAGTTGGTTAATATGATTGAAAGTATAATTTTAATAGAAATAGCTTTGCTGACTATTGCTTATTTTGCAACTCAGTAAAAGTATTTAAACGTTCTAAGAATTTTTCACCGTACTCTTTAAGGTCGGCTTCAGATAATTTAAATTCTTGGTATTGTAGATTTCTTGTACAGATGGATATAACTCCTTGTTCTATAGGACCGTAGTTTAATGTGTGTGCTAAATAATAAGCACCCAATTGTAATTTATAATCTTCTACCCATTCTTCTTTTTTAAATTTGTTAGCTTGTTTCCAGTCAACGATAGATGGTTTATCATAAGCCATGGCAACTAAATCACATGTTCCTGCAAATAAATTTTTATATTCTAAACTAACTTCATTACCCCATACTTCAGATAACTTAATATTATCTAAAATAATTTTAGCCATCATTCTAGGTTTTGTTCCCTCAGGGGTATCATTATAATAACCTTGTCCTGTTAATGTATATTCTAATACTTGGTGCATCTCAGTTCCAATAGAACTAGCTTGTCTCATTATACGATCTGCTTCTTCATTACCCACACGTCTTCTCCAGTTGTCTAAAAACTTTTGATCTTTAGTAGCACCTAAGATTGTAGTTACTGAAGGTACTTTAGCTTCACCAACTAAATATTTACGCCCGGTTGTATCTGAAAATCTATTATAATGTTTATAGGGATATTTTCTGACTAGTTCCATTAGTCATTCATACTACAAATGATTGGAAAGTACAGCCATAAATATTGCAAACATTCCGCCTACAATAATCTTTTCTATTCTATTTATTCTTTGTTCCATTCTATCAATTCTATCAAAAGTCTGCTTTTGCATTAATCTGCAAATCTTTTCGTGATTATCTATTCTATTTAATGCAGATTTTCTAGCCACGTTTAATTCCTCTTTGTGCTATTGCAGCTCCTGTTGGATCGTTAGGAAATAATGCTTGAAATTGATTAGCATCTACTTGTCCGGTAGCCGGTGCTATCATAGGTTGTTGATTATTATTAACAGCTTGTCCAACATCTGCTAACTCCATATCATCAGTTATACCTGCTTGATCAGCTTCTTCATCTCTAGCTGCTTGATCAATTTCAACAGCTTCCTGATTAACCATAGTTGATTTAACATAGTCTACCATTTGATTATCTGTATTAACGTTACCCGAGCTTTTTGTAAAATCTTGAGCAAACATAGCTTCAAGTGTATCTTTTGGTATTGTTTTATCATCGTATCTAGGTTGTTCAATATTGTATGACATATTTAATAACTTTTCTTGAATAGCTTTAGGATCTACATCTTTAGGATTTACCCTTGGTAAATCTTTATCTTCATCAGCCATATAGTTTGAAAGTCTTGCAAACGCTTCTCTTTTCTGAGTTAAGCCTGCAGCTGTTAATTTAGGATTGATACTTCTTATTTTAAATTTACCATCTACTCCTATACCTTTTCCTTTAAGACCTTGTACTAATTCATCTACACCTAATGCATCATTCATATATCTTAATGCAGTAGGGTCTGTTAACATTTTACCAGCACGTCTAGCTAATAATAAAAATATTGCAGGAGCGAAAGGATTTACTGCAAACATACCCGCACCTACAAACATACCACCAGCTACAGATCCAAATGACCCGAGTGTCATTCTTCTCTGTAAGAAGGTAGATGTATCGGATAAAGGTACATCCGAAACTGCTTTCATATAGTTAGCGAATTTAAAGAAATCTTCAGCACCATCTTTACCTAGTAAGCTAGCCATTTTAGCTCTACCTAAGTCTGCTGTAGCTTCTCCTACACCTAACTTGTTCATAAATTTGTTTATATTAAAATCAGCAAAGTCTTTTGGACTAAATCTAATTTGACTTAAATCATAAATACCATTGTTTAGTTTTACATCATCTATACTAAAACCTCTTCTTGCTTCCATAGCTTCTGAACCTATTGCTCTCATAGCATCTTGTGCATATTCAGTTCCTGCTTTAACACCAAGTGATTCACCAACAACATCTTTAAAGATTGATTGTGCAGCTGGACTTCCTGCTGAATCAAATGATCCTAAGAATGCATTAAACATATATCTTGCTTTAGCAGCTTCAAATAATCTTTTTCCGTTTTCAGAAGCTTTAGGCCCTGCAGCTCCAATAATAACTTTGAATTGTTCAATAGCTTCAGGTGAGTTAGATGCAAACACATCTCTTTCCATAGTTTGAAACATCTTATCTCTAGGAAATCTTTGCATTCCATAGATTCCATTTACACCTTGTGATGTAAATAAATTTTGATCAAACCCTCTCATTTTACCTACAAGACCACCTGCTTTCTTTAAAAAACCCATAGATGCAGAGAAGGTTGCATTAGCATCATATAATTTAGCATAAAGTTGTTCAGCATCTCTTAAGTTGTTGTTTAAAAATGATTCTGCTACTTCTTTACCTTGGCCTTTAGTCATTTCTTCGTACGCAGTTTTAATACCTTCATCTTTTAAAAAAGTATCTTTTGTTAATTTTGCACCAAATGAATTTAAATCATTTTCCATAGCTTCTCTTAACCCAAATACAGAAGCTCTTATATTTTGATATTGTGTTCCTTCAATAGCTCGGTTCATCATTTTCATTAAACCACCATATTGTTTAGGAGTAATCATTTCATCACCCATCATTTTTACTGCTTGCATAAAAAGATTAAGTGGATCACCTGACATTTTTAAAATTTCATTTATCTTTTGTGGATTAACACCATCAGATATAAATCTATTCATATCAGGAAACATTTGTCTATTTTGATCTAAAAATTCTGATGATATTCTTTTTAAATTTTCCATTGGAATAACTTTAGGGTTACCAACTGTTTCAGCTAATGTATCAAATGCTTTATACTTAGCTCCAATTAATGCAGATCTATCAGCAAATACTTTAGCTGCTTGATTATAAATAGAAGAAGATAATGCGGATGTTTTCATGATAGGTGCAAATTTTGCTAATGAATTTAAATATTGTTTACCTGCAGCTTGTTCAGCACCTTGTAAAGCTTCTCTTCCAATACCAGATATAAATGGAAATACACCAACTGTTTTAAAATAATCTTTACCTACACCAGATAAAACTCCATCTTCAATCGCAGTGTTAAGTGGTAAAGGTAATCCTTTATCTCTTGCATATTGTGCCAACTCTTTTGCCTTAGCACCTTTAGTGCCAAATAATTTAGAACCTAATTTACCTATTGGCCCTGAAATAAATGGTGTAAGTGCAGCAGCTCCTGCGTTCCACATTAAAGCGTTCTTAGTTGCATCTGCAGCATTTAATAAAATATCGTTATCTATTTTTTGTTGAGGTATATCTGCAAACTCATCTGTAATTGTACTTGCAATTAAAGTTCCTGCTTGTTCATTTAATACATCATAAGTAACAGAACCTACACCAGCACCTGCTGTACCTCCCATAACTGAATATAACTCAGCTCTACCTAATGGACTTTTAACTACTTTAGCTGGAGCATCAGCTACTCTTGCAAGTAATTTAAGAGCACCACCAAATAATTTTAATCTACCAGGCATCTTATCTGCTAATTTATCTGCAGCTTTCTTAAAGAAGCCAGGGCCTTTTTGCCATAAGTTTCCTGATTTAGCGGCACCATATATTTTTTTTCTCATTAGTAAGTATGGTGCAATTGATCCTGATAGGTCACCTGCTAATTCTGCAGTTGGTCTGCCTTTTACAAAGTAAGGATTATCTTCTGCTGCTAAAGCTGCCGCAATTGGATCTTTAAGGTATTCTTCTTCTCTTGCTATATTTTTAGCAGCAAAATTTCTTTGTGATTGTAGTTCGCCCATTGATGGGCCTTTAAGATCACCTCTTTCAATTAAAGTATTTATAATTTGTCTTTGTTCTTTTGATAGTCTAGATGGATCTAAACTTTTGTCATCTAAACTTTTCTGTAATGCTTTTATTGATGTAGCCATTAGAACATCTCCAATAATTCTTTAGTTGATTTTTCAGTGAATGGGTTTGTTAATTCTTCTGGTTGATCACCTGTTCCTGAAGTAATTCCATATTTTCTTTTGAAATTATCTAATGTTCCAGTTTCTCCAAGTAATCCATCTCTCCATTGATTTTCTAAAGATTGTATATCTCCTAGGATTGTATTATTTACTGATGATAAATCTCTAATTACATCTCTTTGACCTCTTAATAATGGGAAGATGTTTACAAGTTCTTTAGCCATCTTAATATCTTTTTCTGTTAAACGGTCTTTTGATTTTAATGAGTTCGCTAACGCGTAAACCATCACCGTTTCGTTAATAGCTAATTGAGAAAGTTTCTGTTTATCTTCTTCACCAGTAGCTTGTTGGATAGCTTTCATAATTTTATCTTTAACAACTGAGTCTCCAAGTAAACTGTCTACTTTTTTCTCAGCTTGTTTTCTTTCTAAATTTTCTCCAACCATTAAGTCATTTATTAATTTATCTCTTTCAAACTGTAATCTTTCATTAGCTGCTTCTGCAGAGTCATACATTTTTCTTCCTGTAATATCTTCAAACGCACTTCCTAATCTTTGACTAAATAAATTGAATCGTCCAACTGGCCCTGCTCCAGTTTCACCTTTTTCTTGAAACTCTCTAAGAATATTAATTGATTTTTGTCCTAATGCATAAGCTCTGTACTTACCTTCTAGTTCTTTTAACAATTCTATTTGTGGTTTAGCTAATTCATCATTTTTTGCAAATCTATTGTATTGTCCTGGTGGAATTGTTCTATAAACATTTCTTCCATTTTGATCATACTGTCCTGGCATAGCTACTTGTACTGTACCATCTTTTAATCTAATTCCTGTCATGTTAACCGTTTTTCCATTTTCGTTAAAAAATTGAACAACACCTGGGTCTCCTTCAGGATATTCATAAGCTTTGTTTTTTCTATCCATTTCATCAGAAGCAATCTCTAATGCACTCTGCATAAATTCATTTTGTAATTCATTTTCTTTAAGTTTAATCATTGCATAATTATTTACAGCTGGGCCTAAAGCTCTACCAAATACTTCCATAGCTCCACCAATACCAGCTTTGCTTGTAGTACCAGACATTAATCCAGAAGCTAAGTTAGCTAAGAATACAAGTTTAGCTTGCGATGATTGACCTTGCATTAATTCTGTTCTTATTTTTCTTGCTCTTTCAATAATATCATCTGTAACTTGTGCACCATCTGCAGAAGTTATTCTAGTTGGTTGGTTTAAATTTTCATTTGCTGATGTAACAATGTCACCAGCAGATTGTGTTCCACCTGGCTTTTGTTCAGTTTCTTGTGTTTCTTTTTTTGCAAGTTTAGTATCCTTTTGAGGTGGTGGAGCATCTGCAGTAATACCTGTTTCCGGTGGCACTGGTGCGATGTTGTTTACTACTTTAGTTAGATCAACTGTAGGCTCTCCAGGTAATTCAGACATATTATCAGGTACAGTTAAATTATCTGTAACTCCTGCAACAGCATCATCAAATGGTTTATATCCAACAGCAGTTTCTTTATCTCCTGCACCTCTTCCTGATGCTATTTTATTTCTTTCACCCGGTTTATTTATTGGTCTTCCTTTAGGATTATTCTTAACCATTTCTTCTAGGGATACTTGATTAATTGGTTTACCTAACACACCTTCAATACCAGGCATAAAACTTGCATTAGATGCAGTTGTACCTAGTGGTCTTTCTTTAATTAAATCTACTCCTCTTCCGATAACAGGACGTGCTGCTCTATAACCACCATATAATAATCCCGCACCAACAGCATATGGATTTCTTGATAACGCTGCAGATATACCTAAATCTGCAACATCTTTTCCAACGCCTGTCATTCCTAATTTTCTTGTTGCTTCACCAATTAAAGGGTACAACCCAAATGCTCCTGCAGTTCTAGTAGTAGCACCACCCATACCAAAAGGAGCATTAATTAAAAATCTTGGGTCTTTAATATTTCTTGCTACTCCACCTATATCAGAACCTAGCTTTGAAAAAAAACCAGGGCCTTTAGGAGTTGATGTTCTTGGATCTAATGGAAGATAACTTCCTGTATAAGTACCAGTATTCGCTTTGATTACTTTAAGATGACCTTTACGTAAAGCTTGTTTTCTAAAAATAGGACGATTTAAAACATTATTAATTGACATTAATCCTCCTATTGTTGTTGTCCAGCTTGGTATGCCGTGAATGCTCCTAATCCTGTTCCGATAGATTGTGCTAATGGACTTGTGCCAGGTTGTGTTGTCATCGTAATTCCAGACTGTGATTTAGGCCCTGCAGCATATAAGTTTGCAAGAAACTCTGCTCTTTGGTAAGGCTCGTATTGTTGTTGTAAAGTAGTTTGTCTTTGTGCATCAAGTGCTTGTTGAGCTAATTGCTGTTGAATTCCGCCAGCACCCATTAATTGTTGTATATCAGACTGAGCCATTTGTTGTTGACCAGCACCTAAGTTTCCTAATTGTTGACCAGCAGCCATACCTAATTGTTGTTGTCTTTGAGCTGCACCTAATGCAGTTCCAAATCCTTGAGCATTAGCTCTACCTTGAGCTTCCAAAATTCTATTTTGTAATTCTGCTTGTTGAACACCCTCACGTCCTCCACCAAAGGCACCTTGATTAACTGCCTGTGCTGATAGTTGATTTTGCATCATTTGTCCTTGTCTTCCAATTTCATCAGTAACATAAGATTGATAAGGGTTTAAAAATTGATTTATTTGTGATTGACCTACAGGAGCTGCTGCACCTAATACTTGTGCTATACCTTGGTTAACAGTTCCAGCACCCGCACCTGTTGTTCCGGCAGCCGTTAGTCCTTGTTGTTGTAAAGCTGATCCAATACCCTGTCCGGCAACTTGTATACTAGGTAATTTTATAGGATCTTGAGAAACTTGTCTCGCTATATCCATCAACTCAAGTTTTCTTTCTTCTATACCTGGAGCTTCTCTAACAAATTGTGTTTGAGATGCAGGAGTTGATGCTGGTGCTCCACCGCCTCCACCAAATAAATTACTTACAAAACTCATTTAATATCCTTTACTAGTTGAACGTGTTTTTTCTTCCATCCCCATTTTTTGGAAACTTTTTCCCAACCAGGTCTTGCCCAAATGCAAAGTCTTTTACATTTGTTTTGTTTAGCAAAGTTAGTTATATGATCTACAATTTTATCTTCCCATAGCTCTCTTCTTTTACCTGTACATATAATAATTTCTAACTGATCGTAATTAGGCATAGAACCTATTCTTGTTACAGCTATACCAAATACTTTATTCTCTTCTGTTTCATCAGATCCAAACATAACAAATAGTTGTGCCTCATCTTTTAATAATAGACTATATATGTCAGAAGATTCTGCATATCTTCCAGAATAAATTAACGCTTCTTTAATCATAAATTCAGCTAAAGGCCAAAATCTTTCTACGTCTTTAGGTAGAACAGGTACAATATTTACTGATGGTTTAATTTTTTTTGCTGCTCGTGCCACGTGCTTCTCCTATTAAGTCAAAAATTCTTTTATATCTTTTTTGCTGTTCATAGAAGTAAGCTGCACCTTTTTCTCGCATATCTTTCATGCTTGTAGGATTTGCTCCAGCTATTAAACCAGCACCTAATACACCGTCTGCTCTTGTTACAAACTCTCCGTCTGCTAATTGAGCTAACATCGTATCCTCGTCTTTGTCTCCTGTTCCGGATCCGTCCTCTACATAACCAGTTGCTCTAATATAATTGTTAGAATCATACTCGTCATGAGATGTTTTTGATGGTAAATAATTAATACCACCCTCATTAAATTTTTTTATTTCAGCTAACCCACCTTCTCTTAATCTAGATTTAACCATTTGATATGGATTGCCTTCAACATTACCTTCAGGTATGTAAATTTTTTCGTAATTTTTTTCATCACCAGTTTGTGGATCTATATATTTAAAGTTAGGTCTTTTCTCTGCAAATTCTTTGTAAGCTATATTGTATGTAGGTTGATACATATCTACTGGCCCTTGTTCAAAAGCACCTGATGCATAACTTAGTCCAGATACACCTGCAAATAATTTTAATGGATCTACTTCTGATGGTGCATCTTTTTTATAAAACATTTTTTGTAAAAAACTTCTTGAATCAGCTGGGCTTCCTCCGCCTCCTGCTGGCATTTGAGATAATGCTAATCCTGGATCTGCTCCGCTACTTGCAATTTGTGCTTGTTGCATTGCAGATAATCCTTGTCCTGTTCCTGTTGCTGTTAAACCTGCTGGTGTACCAACAAAAGGTAGGGACTGAGCAAAAGCTGTTGATGTAAATGGAGTAAATCCAGATGTAGATACACCTGGTATCATTTTACCTCCATAGTAGCCCATAGCGGCACCTGTACCAGCCGATAATAATCTTCCTATTCCTGAAGCCCCAGATTTCTTAGCATCTCTATAACCTCTGTATCCTCCGTAGGCGGCAAGTGCATAGGGTAAAAATTGTAACATTTATAAACGTTCTCCTTAAAGATCTTTAAATGGTAAATAATACCATTTTACTTATTGATTATCAACTCATCAGCGAACCTTCCACTATATTTAAATTCGCCTACGTGGGTAATTGGGTCTAGTACGTAACTATAGCATTTACCACCTATATCTTTCCATAATTTGCAGAAAGCAAAGTCCTCACCCATATACATTTTAGTCTTTGAATCGTATAAAGTATCAAAGAAATTCCATAGGTTATCTTTATCAACTAGTTCACCATTCATAACTGTTTTTTGAACAATAGTTTTATCAGGATAAGCTTTCATTAATTTATCAAAAACACTACGTTTTATTAACATACAACCAGTAGCACCATGAGTTACTTCTATTATCCCTTCATGCATACTTATATCGTGTTCATTTGGAACTCTAAGTGGATATTGATAGATTGCGTTAGAGAGATCTTCTAATGTTTTAACATCTCCTGCTTGAATCTTTTCAAATGCTTTTTTCCAATTAATGTTTTTCAATGGGTATGGAGCTGATATAAGCTCTTTGTCTTTGTCTATCATAGCTTGAATAGTGCCTGGTTCAAATTCAATATCTGAATCAATAAATAATAAATAGTCAGCACCGGAAGTTAAAAAATCTGCAACACATAAGTTTCTGCCTTGGGTTACTAATGATGATTTAACTAATTGAAAAGTTACTTTTAATTTGTTTTGAAAACAATACTTTTGAAAGTCTAGTATAGATTGTGTGAAATGAATACTAACTTGATCGTGAACAGGCGTAGCTACATATATATGTGGTACACTTGATTTACCTATCCAAATAGGTTTAGCCGCACCTTCTCTATTAACCTTTTGTCCTATATCTTTAATCATAAATTCCTAACGATAATGTTATTCTAGGAGATAAACCAATTGCTTGGTGTATGTCTCCTTGTTTAATTGTAATTAAATCTTTTTCTTCTAACATATAGTTTTCTTTATTAATGTTATAAATAACATTTCCATACAAATTATATAGATAAACATCATAGTCGTCTCGATGTATATTAGATGTTGCACCTTGAGTAAACCCTACATATAAATCTATATCCATTGATTTAAATTTTAGATTAAATTGTTTAATAATTTTATTTATTAAAGAATTAAAAGCAGGATGTGCACCCACATTTTTTATGACTATTGTGCCTTGGAGTACAAAGTTCTCTAGCCATTTACTAGATTGTTTAGACTTAAAATGATCTTCAGATATTAAGTTAGTTAGTTGATTGAAATCTAGTTTTTCGTCACTAAATTGTTTATAGACCTTTTGCATGGATTGCACCTTTTAAAAAGTTTTCCCACTCTGAACCTTTTTTCTTCCAACTATAAAACTTTTTAAAAAATTTTTGTTGTTCTGCTAGATGATTTTGTACAGGTTGTTCGTGTAGATATGTAGCAGCTGTTTCTATTGCATGTGCAGTTGCTCTTGCTAAGTTTTCTACATTGGAATCATAATTGACATATACTGGCCATTCAGAACAAGTTTCAAATAAAGCTCCAAAGTTTGTAGTTATAACATGTAGTCCTGCGGACATACATTCTAAAGCTGATATACAAAATGTTTCTTCAAATATACTTGGGTATACAAACATTTGATAGTCAGTAATTTTTTCTAATATTTGTTCATTAGGTACATAACCTATGTAATTTACATTAGGTAAAGATTTAGCCTGATCAAACAAAGGCTGATAAGTAGCTTCATGTGCTTGACTAAACTCACTACCATATACTTTTGTGCTGCTGTAAACATCTAAAGTAATTAATGGATTCTTTACAAGTTGCATTGCTGCTAACAGTACGTTTAATCCTCTCCAAGGAGTTGAATGATGTATTATTTTAATTGGTTGGCCTTTTATATAAGGTTTTCTTTCTGGAAAATTTGTACAACCGTTTTTAATTACTATTGATTTTTCTTGTGGAATATTAAAAGCCATTCTAAATTTTTCATAATTCCAATGTGAATTAAATACATACCAATCATAATCAGAATGTTTAAAAGGATTGTTAAAAAATTCTTGTAAGTTTGGTTGATCATATGAATTTTTTTGCCAAAGTATATTTAGTTTATTTGGATCAATAGGTACTTTACCAGGTATAGAAGTACAGATTTGTGTTTTATCTAACAGCTCTTTAGGACAATGCTTGTAAAGCATTTCCATTTGCAACTCGGTACCACCTCTAGGATTCATTATGTTTTGGTTTTACCAAACATAGAAAGTTTTGCAACTGTTATTTCTAAGTCTTGTCTGAAGTCCTCTGCGGTTGTATCTGTATTAGGGTCTGCAACATCTGCATCAAATTCAGCTTTATCTGCATATACCTTACCAGTTCTTTTATGTTTTACTATTTCTACTGCTTTAGCAGGTATTTTTATTAGTTCATCACTCATATTTTAATCCAATGATTTTTTAATTTATCGTTAACGTGTTGAATATAAGAGCTTTGAGTTCTTATGTCAAACGCTATGGTTATTCTTACATCATCCTTTTCTATAGTGCTTACTTTATGTGAAAGCCAACCTGGGAATAAAGTTATTTTTCCTGGTGTATTTTTACATCTATACGATGTTTTAAAATAAGGTACCTCGTAATCTGTTGTAGTATCTGCAACTTTTACACATATATGTCCGCTTAAATAACCTGTATTATCCTCTGCATGATTATGTAATTTAATCTCTTCGCCTTTTCTCATTACATTAAACCAACATTGAACATAATATGATTCGTGTATATCTACTTCTAAAAACTTACAAAATGTATCGTGTGCTTTTCTTATATAATTTTTAAGAAAGCCACACTCAGGAAACTCGAGTAAGTTGTAATATATAAATCTACTTGTAACACTATTTTCACTTAATCCTGTACCACCATTATCATGTGGTGGATGTTCTTTTATAAGTTGTTTTTCTTTGTGTAATAAAAACTCACCTAATACTTTTGTATCTAAAGGTAAATCATCTTCATATATATGATATGAATAATGTGGATTGAAAGGATTATTAATATTGTTGTTTTGAAAATTAGTAATATGCACTAACGTCCTTGCCGATTGTATTTTTTAAAACATCTTTTCTTACTTTTGTTAAGACTTTTGGTGTGACGTCTAGGTCTCTTCCTAGGTTGTGGTCTTGGTACAAAGTGTGTAAATTTTTGTCTAGCCATTCTCTTGAGATCTATCTATAAGAGCATAACTTACAGCACCTGTAATTTCGTTAGCTGTTCCCGCTTGTAGTTTTAAAATATCGTTAGCTTCCATATTTAAAGTATTACTTGCCATATTTGTAAATTCTGCTGATAAAGTTTTATGACTTATCTCAACGTCTGATCCACCAGATTTTTGCAAATAAGCATCTAAGACCACACCTCCTCCAGCCTTATGACTAGCCTGCACTGTTTTTACTATAATAGTTGCATCTGATGGACATGTTAAAATAGTAGTCAGATTAGTCGTAGTTAAATCAAATGTTTCGCTTTTGTATCTTATTGTCATGACATAAAGTAATTAAAGGTGTTTTGTTCGTTTTTAAGTTCGTGTTGATAACTTGTGTTTAACTTATCTTTAAGTGTTTGTAAAGTTTGTGCTACTTGTCTTTGATTTTCTTCAGTATAAGTTGGTGTTGGTTCAGGAACATAAATATCTACTTTAGCCATTAGTACCTTCCTCTTGCAGCCTCTCTATTAGCAGCTGCTTGAGCATTTGACATGCCCCCGCCACCACCTGGATTTCCTCTAGCTGCATCTCTGTTTGTTACTCTAGCAGCATCTCTTGATAATTCTTCAGATCTTATTGCATTTTGTTTTCTAGCACCTCTTGCTGCTGCGTCTGCTCTAGCCTTAGCATTTCGTTTTTCTTGTAGATAACCTGCAATCGATGTACTTCTACCTAAACCACTAAATAAACTAGCTATTCCTGCTATTGGTGCAAATGCAAATCCAAGTGCAGAAGAAGCTATTGATCCTAACCCTGCTGCTCTTCCTAAGGTACTAATACCAGCTCTTGTAAGTGAACCTCTTAATCCAGGTGCATTTTGAAAACCAGATAAAAAACCTTTATCAACAAAATTAGATTTTTCTTCTGCCATAGGGTCACCATACCCAAAAGTTTGGCCACCTACATTAAAATTATTATACTCAGACATAGGGTCACCTAACGATGCTAAACCCATTTGATTTTGGTTTTGATAACCTAGTTGCATTACACCTAAAGCTGCGTTGTTAACTTGCTCTCTTTGTCTTTGGTCAAATAATTCAGCTGCACTATTAGCTAATTGATTATTGTATTGTGCTTGTAATAAATCTTCCATTATCTCATACCATCTGGTTGTACATCTGCTCTAAATGTTCCGTATCGCCAACTCTCTCCACTAGATAAATTTTCTATCTTTACACTTGCAAATCTAGATCTTGCACGTGTGTCTACCTTATCAGTAGTGCTTGTAATTGTAAAAGGCCCAAGGGGTGATGATGCTGAGGTAGAGGAAGGATATCTTTTAAGACCTATTGTAATACTAGCATTACCAACTATTTTTTTAAAGTCAGGTATAAACCTTCTCATACTCATAAACATTTGACCATCTCCATTAATATCTAAATCAAAGTCACCAGATTGCAAGTAAGAAGTTATAGTTTGTGTTACATTACCATCATTGTCTGTTTGGTCAGTTCCTATTTCGTGTGCGTAATAAGTTGTTGCTCCGTTTTCCGCTGTCACTCCTTGAATAGTAGGGAACGTAGGAACACCAGTCGTATTGTAGTCTGTCGCGTATGGGTTGTCATATAATGTAGAATCAGCCCAAGAAGTTCTAGCTAAAGATCCTGTATGCCATGTGTTCTCTGAAAAATTGTATGTAACTTGTCTGTCTACTTCATCAGAACCATTTTTAGGATAGAACCAAGTAATTTCTTCATACAAATGATTTAAACCTGCATATACTTGTTCGCCATTAGTGTAGTTAATTCCAATATTGTCTGTAACCTGATTAGTTCCTGTAAATGTAAATACAAAATCTTCTACTAAACAAGGTAATGATTTAACTGTACCATCATAAACAAAAAATCCCCCTGCTTGTCCCATCCAAAATACTTTACCATTAACATATTTAATTGCATGTTGACCTATTGCACCACAATTAGAACCTACTTGTCTAAGAGAAAAAGTAAATGGTGGGCCAACAAACTGCATAATGTATGCAGAAGAATCTGTTAATATTAAAATATAATCTTTTCCTTTAGCTGCACCAACTATCTTAACACCAGAATCAAGCCTTAAAGATCCTGCGGTATTTACTGAAGTAGCTGTGTAATCGTTAATATTTTCTTGATCAGAAAATCTAATAAACATTTTATCTTGTGATGCAGTTTGACCAATAGTTGTTTCTGTTCCAATCATAATTAAATGTCTATCTCTTTCAGAAACAATCGACATAACTGATTTTGTAGGTGCTCCTGATATTACAGTAGCTCTTGTTGCTAAAGCTGCAGTAGATACATTAAGAGGATCCCATTCAAATGTTTTACCATTTTTAATAGTTGCAATTAGTTTTTGTCCAAAATGATCTAAAGACCAAGATGCAGAGTCTAGTACAACTGTGGAAGATAATGAAGCATCTCCCCATGAAGTGTAGTATTCACAAGTAGCACCAGAAGTGTGTGCAGATCGAGTTCCTGCTACACCTCTCGTAATACCAGTAAGATCATTTGATGATACTCCTGTATAAGATATAAATTCTGTTCCAACTTTAAAAGTTCCAGACGTTGGCCAGCCATTTGTTGAGGCAAGCGTTATTGAAGTTCCTGCCCCGCCCGTTCCTGCGGTGTCA